TTTGGCGTTTTTTATTCAAAATAGCATTTACATCAACCAAAACAGTGTTTCGGTTTTCACCCGCTTCAAGTCTTTTTATATAGGGGCCTCGTTCTAACCAACCCAACTTAGCCTTTACTTGCTTTATTGCATTTTGGTTAACCGGTTTTTTGTTCGCCTTCGGAACGTTGTTCGCCTTCGGAACGTTGTTCGCCTTTGGAACGTTGTTCGTCTTTGGAACGTTGTTCGCCTTCGGAACGTTGTTCGCCTTCGGAACGTTGTTCGCCTTCGGAACGTTGTTCGCCTTCGGATCGTTGTTCGCCTTCGGATCGTTGTTCGCATTTGGAACGTTGTTCGTCTTCGGAACGTTGTTCGCCTTTGGAACGTTCAGAACCTTGATACGTGCGTTCAGCTCGGCTTCCTTCTTTTTTTGATTATTTAAACGTCTTTCTAAATTTTTGCTAAGCTCTGATATATTTTGGTTTTTAGCTTTCATGTTTTTCACAAATTTCTTTTTCATTTCTTCCATTTCGCTTTGTTTTTTCTCAATATCTTTCGATCTTTCATTCATGAGACGCCTGAATTGATTACGTTCAGCTGTATTGTTAAATTTGTTTTCGGATAATCTGCGTTCGAAGTTTTTCTTTTCTGCTTCAAGTCTTTGCATTTCTTGAAATATTTTTTTGTTAAATGTATTCTTTTCCTCTTTTATTTTTAACTTTTGTGCAAGTAGTTCCTTTTCAGTTTCTTCTTTTTGTTTTTTTATTGTGTTTATGTTTTTGTTCATTTGTTCTCTAAAGCGTCTCTTTTCTGTGTTTAACTTTCCTGTATTTATATTTTTTGTAGCTTCGAGATTTCTCCTTAAGGTTTTATTTAATTGGTATGTACCAGATCCTCCCAAAAATCTGGGTCTACCTCCACCACCAAAAAGACTTTGTGGGAAAAACACCGGCCGTGAAACGGTGCGGGTGTTATTTCTACTCATGTTTGGTTTACTCATTCTTATTTGAGATGGAAAGTTCACTTTTGAATTTTGGGCGTTATTACGACGGTTGTTGTTAAGGGTGGAGTTGTTATTACGACGCTTGTTATTGTTGTTCAACACCATGTTGTTGTTCGACACATTGTTATTACGACGGTTGTTGTTGTTGTTCAACACCGTGTTGTTGTTCAAAATGTTTCCATTGTTCAACACATTTTCCATCGCAGAATTGTAATCAACCTTGACAAGCTTTTTCTTGGAAGCAATTTTAATGGGTTCACGCACATTAAGCGATTTCAATTTTACATGAATTGCTTTTATTATATTAGACTTTTTACCATCCTTCGGTTCTATGGCTTTTAATTTGCGCATCACTCGCTTCAAATTGGCAACTGTAGACTTTGAACTAAATAATATTTCATAGTCTCTTACAGTGAGTGGCGATCTCTTGTCTAATAAGTATGTTCTATCCTTGGTAAGAACGAGTGGTGGCAATGGTAGCTTACCTTCCTGAACATCCTCATAAACTTGACATATTTCCTTCCTGGACAGAGAAACATCCAAGCCTGTGTTCTGCTTAATTACGTCTCTGAGGTTCTTAATATCAGCACTCGGATCACACGCATTCATTGCGTATTTATATATATCTACAAAATTTTTACTACAAAACATTAAATATAATTTTAATCTGTTGTAGTACGGCCATAACCAATACTAAATAACCTTACCTTATTTTCATAACTCATACCAAAATCAAATATATTTGTGTCTTTTATGTCTATGTTTATCATATTTATCTTTTTATTATAAACTGTTCTATTATCAGTTACCGCAAATACTATAGATTGAAGAAAGTCTTTCAAGTTATTTATCTCATCTTTGAATATTCTATCCATGTTTATTTTCAAACACGTTATTTCATAATCCTTTTTGTCCAAGAATGGCAACAAAGGATAATTTTCAGCTATAAATCCATCTACGTAATTATATCCATTGTATTCAACAGATTCAAATATTAAAGGTATAGCCATACTCATACAAACTGCATCTATTACACGCATTTGAGGATGTGTGTCTTTTGAAAAATATTCAGTTCTAGATGTATTTAAACAAAAAGAAGATATATGTATTTTCTTTTCTATTTCCTCGAATGTAGGGTCACATTCACATATTTCTATTAATTTTTCTCTAACAGTCTGTATATTAACAAAACCATAATTACTTATAAATGATGAAATACTCAATGTTACAAGTGATTCTATATCTACATTAAGACATGTGTCAAGTATTTTATCAATGTTCATACCTAATGCTAAAAATAAAGTTAGTATAGATCCGGCCGAACATCCTGAAATTTCTAAAGTGTCATTAAGTTCTTTTTCTCTGGATTTAAGTGCTCCAATTAAAGCAAATATACCCATGGACGCTGGACCTATTACTAGATACTTCATCACCTACTTAATAGTAGGAAGGAAAACTGCGACGAAGAAGCGCAAAAACAATGGCGAAAACAACGGCGTGAGTTATAGAGGCGGACACACTGGTTTGACCAGATCGAAGAAGTCCACCGCTACCTGGTGGTATGGTGAGCAACATACCCGGGCTGAGGGCGAGGAAGAGGGTGGTGGTGACTATCAAATCAGTCTTTGTCAACACAATACCAAGAGCCTTCGCAATGAGCGAGTATATCAAGAAGAAGACGAGAGCATGGAAGAAGACGGCGGAGTTGCTCGTGCGACCGTTCATAAACCCAAGGTTACGACCGTTTGTTGTGAGGACAACACCCGGGCTGAGGGCGAGGAAGAGGGCGGCGGGGATGGCGACTTTTTGGGATGTAATATCTGGAAGCATTTATTATAATACTATATTATTTTGGTTGTCTGTGTGTATCATCACAAAATCAACAAAATCTTCAAATCTTGTATTTTTCATGAGCTCGCCTTGTAGATTTGTATCTTCTAAATACTGTAAAATTTTAGTCCAAATGTAATAAAGTTCATTATTATATGGGGACATTCCATAACCCATGTTATCACCGTGTTCAACGTAACAAAACTCTTCAAAGTCCGTAAATGTTGCGTTTGTAAAAAGTACGTTCTCCAACATTGCATCGCACAAATAAATTCTAATCATGTCCCATAAATACCACAGTTCATCTGAATATTCCACACCCCAGTCATGGATATTCAGATGCGAATCAAATTCGTTTTCAATATCATCATCACTCGAAACAACATCGAAGCCGACTTCGGCCTCATAGACATATTGACTCCAAACCATGATATATTACTTACTATCATTATTGGCCTTATCTTTTATACCAGTTAACGAAATGGCGGTAGTTTCCTTGACCTTTAAGTTGTCCTGAATAGCGTTCATAACACCTTCGATCTTGACTTCATCGCCACCAAAATATTGACCCAATCCGTCACGGATTGCGTCCTTATTCATACCGGTTTTTCGAATCGATTTGCGTAGGCTAATTTTGCCCTTCCTGAGGTTAATGGTATCTATGCCCTGGTTAATCATATGCATCTTAAGAGATTCCTTGAGACGCTTTTCTTCCTGATTAAGGATTTTGATATCAGATTTAGCTTCAGAAAGCTGTTTGGAAAGTTCGACGAGTTTGGAAACTGTATCAGAGAGATCATCTGAAACAGTGGACATTATATATTAAATTCAACTATAATCTAATCTTTAAGCGCACAAGCTGCGTTGCATGTCATCCGGCACAATGGTGGTATTATTCCACACGTAGTTTTGCTTCGGGTTCGGCGGATCGGCACGGATTTGCTGGTTAGAGTTTCTGAGTGCACCACCGATACTTTCCGGGAAACCAATTTGCTGACGTGGCTCTAAGAAGGATTGGCCAGCCAAAATATCTTCTGGGGCAAATTGACCGAAATCTTGTTGTGTGGCAATCTCTCTCGGGAGGAGGGAAGACGCGAGTCCTGTAGCATTTTGCATACCCGGACCTTCCATGCTCACCGGGGCACCTTCCGACGGCTCGTCACCACCGATCGGTGCATAAGTGCGTTCTGTAATAGAATACTTAGACTTACCATTGGTCATGCTGAACAACACATAGATTAAAACAACCGCGGCAACCAACATAAGAACATTCTTCGTTCTACCCTTCATCTTTATATAGAATAAACAATTTTTTTTTACTGCTCATCTTCATCCCGAATTATATAATCTTCTGGGTAAGCTTCCTCAACCACTGGGTCATCAAAGACCTTGACCTGGACCAAGTTCCAAACCGGACCGAAGGCCTTCTTGGCGAACCACAAACCTGCGAATTCAAGAATTGTGGTGCAGGTGTTTTCTGGAGTAACTGTGCTGATGTCCACGACTTCCAGGTTACTGCTGAAGACACGAGTCTGAACAATGCGTTCACACGTAAATTGGTCATTGACCAAACTCGAAGTGTAAGCCGCACGGATCACGTCTTCTGTCAGGTTCTTACCAAACCAAGAAGCCGCATTTTCAACCGCAGCCGTGATGTTAAGTTCATCAACGTCTGTGATCTTCTTCACATTGTTTTCAGTGAGAAGATTCAAAGTAACCTCTGTGTTCTCGCCTGAAAGAGAAACGTTACCAACTCGGTTAACTTGAACAAAACATTTCTTCTTATCATCGTTGGTCGCCTTGACAAAGTAGAGACCGTCTTCACCCTTCGAAGGAGTGTCGTAAATCATCTTGTTATAGTTAATATTATAATCAATTCTTTAAACCAACAAAAGGTATCTTTGATGAGTTCCTAACTATATACTTAGGAATCCAGCCATCCCTGTTTTTCCTGTAACCATATAATAACTTAGAAGTATCTAGATTTTTATTAAACTCCTTGGCATTTGTCGGCCTGTGTGTAAATTCATTGCCAATGTAAGCTTTTGATCTAGTTTTTTTCCATTTTTGGTCGTGTAAACTAAGTTTTTGTTTTCCGTGTGTTTTGTTATAACCTTTTATGTTCATGTTGGGTACAGAAGCTTTCACCCCGTACACAATTTGTTTAGACAACCTTTCACGTACCGGTTTGGTTGTGTATTTCGTATACTTATTTGGATTTATATTTTTAACGACGGAGACGGGTACATTTGAATATTCTTTGGATTTTATAACAGGTGTATTTATTTTAGATCTTATTTTACCAAATATTTTTTCAACAGAGTCATCATTATTTATTTTGATGTTCTTGTCAATCATTTTAGAAAGTTTAACCATACGCTGTCGATCTTTCTCCTTTTTTTCTGGTCTCAAGCCAAGTTTTTGCATGAGATAAACATCTTCAATCAAAAATTGTTTACTCGCTATGCTTATCCTTTTGTCATGGATCATCCTACCCGTATCCTTATTTTTATATGTTACACCCCGGCGCTGTGTTTTCACTATTTCATAACCAAATTCCTTCGGTCTCATATAAGGAATATCAAGTATTCCACCCAATGTAAAAGGTTCTATTTTACCCTTTTCTATGGAAAAATATCTAACATTCAAATCGAGTGCAAAAAGTTCGACATCTATAAATACATCCTTTTTGCCTATACTGTTATTTTCACTTCCTTTCTTCTTTTTTATGAGAATGTATCTTCTGGTTACGTATGGACCAGTTTCGGCAAACCCAAGACCTATAAATTTTGCTATTTTGGAATTGCATTTTGCTACACGATCCTTAATTTTCGTATTATAATTTTGTGATATCTGACCAAGTTTGTCCCATGTAAGAAGTTTTAACATTTGAAGTTTTCCGAAATATTTTGTATCATATTTAATCCTAGGTATAAACTTTGTATCTATGTCACTCGTGATTATTCTATTTTCACGATCTATGTACTTATTGAATGCTTCGCCTCCAGAAATAACTAAATCTCCATACGGCTTTAGTTTTGACGAAAGTTCTCCTACGATTTTCATGACAATGTCTCTAATTTGATCGGTAACAAGAGCATATACAATCTTTTCAAATGTTTGTCCTTTGTGCATTCTAGATACACGTTTCCTGAAAGCCGATAAATTATTATTATCATAATGCTTCTTTAGTATGAGGTCGTTGAAAAATAAATTTTTTTTCAAAAATCTATTTATGACTGCCTCTGAATAAATCTCGACATCCATCGTTATTATTAATGTACAAAAAAATAAACAGTAAATGTTACTTAAAGAAAACGAACTTACAAATTGTATAATAACTAAGATGTCTCTTGAAAGCATTCAAACTGAACTCCAAGCCTTACGCAACGATCTTAAGTCTCTTACCAAGCTTGTTCGCAAGATCAAGGCCAAACAAGATGACCCGGACGGAGAAAAGGCGAAGAAGCGGGCTGAAAACAATGGCTTCAACCGTAAGCAACAAGTTACTCCGAAGCTCCGCGCTTTCCTTGGTCTCGGGGAAGACGAGCTCATCTCTCGCAGCGAAGTGACCAAGGCTATTAACAAGTACATCACCGAAAAGGGTCTTAAGCACCCCGAAAACGGTCGCCGACTTGTTCTCGATGACAAGCTTCGCGATCTCCTCGCCCCGCCGGATGATGTGCAAGTCACCTTCCTTAACCTCCAAAAGTACTTGAGCCCGCATTATATTAAGGCTTAAAAAAATGAAACGTAAACAAGACAGGAAATAAAATGTTTATAGAAAAAAATAAAATTGAGGATCTTATTGGTACTCGCATTAATAATGTGGAATTGTACCAAAAAGCATTCACTCATAAATCCGCCCTCAAAGAGTATGAAAAACTTACTGAATCCTTTGAGACACTCGAATTTATGGGTGATTCTGTATTAGGCTTTGTCATTACTAAATTTTTGTTTGATAAATACGAAAATAGACAAGAAGGTTTTTTGACCAAAGCTAGAACTAGACTTGTGCGTGGTGAAACACTCACAAACATAGCCATTAAGCTTGGATTAAATGATCTCGTTTTGATGGATGAAAAGGGGATGAGAAATGGTTGGAACAATAATCCTAAAATTTTAGAGGATGTTTTTGAAGCGCTTATTGGAGCTATTTATATGGATTTAGGTCTTCTTCATGCAAAGGAGTTTATTCTTCGGATTTATAATGACCCCGAATACGTTAACCTAAATGCCATTATGATTGATGATAATTTCAAAGATCACCTCATGAGATACTGCCAAATTATGAACCTGCCACTTCCAGAATATAGAATCGCCGGACACCATGAAGGTATTTTTTACATAGATGCCTATGTAACTGGACAGTTTTATGGAAGAGGTGAAGCCAAAAGTAAAAAACAAGCCGAACAATTAGCAGCTAGAGCATTTTTTGAACAACTTAAAAACTACCAACAATATTAAATTAATATGCACCCCAATGTCAAAGCTCTCATTGAACGGGAATATGCCGCACAAAAGTCAGAAGAATGGCTTGCGCTGCGAGGAAATATGCTTACGGCTTCCGATGCCGCCACCGCAATAGGTAAAAACAAATACGAAACGCCACTGGGACTATTACTTAAGAAATGTGGAGTGGGTGAACGTTTTATGGGAAATGAAGCTACACGTCACGGTGAGAAATATGAAGATGAAGCAAGGATTATCTACGAAGAAAGACACAATGAAGTCGTTCATGAAATAGGTCTTTGTCCACACCCCGAACAAAAATGGCTCGGCGGAAGTCCTGATGGGGTCTCCGAATCTGGAAAGCTGATTGAAATTAAGTGTCCAATGGCTAGAAAAATTGAAGCTTGTGTACCAGAACATTATATGCCTCAATTGCAATTGTGTATGGAAATTCTTGACCTAGAGGAAGCCGATTTTATTCAATATAAACCTGCGGAATTTAACTGGCCCCGCCCGGAAGAGTTTGTCGTAGTAAACGTAAAGAGAGATCGTGACTGGTTCAAAACTTATCTTCCCGTTATGAAAGAATTCTGGGACAAGGTCTTGTATTACAGAGAACATCTGGATGAGTTACCTAAACCCGAAGAAAAACCAAAGCGCACGAGAAGGAAGAAGGAAGAAAAACCCGTTACATGTGAAATAGAGGATGTTCCAGAAGATCATTACCTAAGTCAATAAATCTATATCATTTATTACTTTCTTTCAACAATCTCATGGAGGGGTGCTTCGACACAGCGATACGTTCTTTAAATGGAACATTGCAAAAACCACACCAGGAATATGGCGTTAAATGGATGCTTATTCATGAAATTGCTAAAAATATCGACAAAAAAGGTGGATTTTTGTGTGATGAAATGGGTCTAGGTAAAACTATACAAACTATTTCAGTTATTCTTGGAAATCCCGTAAAGAATACTTTGGTGGTTGTACCAAAAACTATAGTGGAACAATGGTACAGTGAATTTTCCAAGTTTGCACCACAACTGAAAGTTTATGTTTACGATAAACACAAACCAATTCCAGATTGTGATGTATTGATAGCTTCTTACTCGGCGATAGTGGTAAGGGGCAAAGAAAAAAACACAAGAACTGCGCTTCATGAAATACACTGGAACAGGCTAGTACTTGATGAAGCACACGAAATAAGAAACTGGCGTTCAAAAATATTTTACTCGCTAAACATGTTAAAAACGGACATACGTTGGCTGTTAACGGGTACACCCGTATTTAACTCATCAGAGGACTTTATATCGCTTCTTATGTTCATTGGTTACAGTAAAATTACTATTCAGTCAAACTACGAAAAATTGAAAAATGTTTATATTTTGAGAAGAACAAAAGAAAATATAAAGTTACCAAAATGCCACTTTGAAAATGTTGAATTGGACATGTTTGAAGAAGAGAAGAAATTTTATGAAAATGATTTTTTGGAATCTAGGGATTTTATGAAGAAAGTATTTAAAACATATACAAACACAAGTTTTAAAAATATGGAAATGTTGGAATGTTTACTTAGAGCGAGACAGTGTATGATATGGCCACAAATGTATTTAAATGGTATAGCTAAAAAATATGATTTGGAGCCGGAAATATGGACTGGACGCTCAAACAAAATGGAGACGCTTTTCAGACTTATTAAAGATCACCCCACAGAAAAAACGCTCATCTTCTGTCAATTTGTCGAAGAAATGAATTACATAGAGAAAAATCTAAAAGAATATGATGTGTTTAGAATCGATGGGTCTGTGTCAAAAGAAGATCGAGAAAGTAGAATAAAAGCTTTCAGGGAATCGGCAGATGGTTCGGTGTTTATTATTCAAATAAAATCAGGGGGTCAGGGTTTAAACTTACAACAGGCAACTCGTGTATACATAATGGCACCTGCGTGGAATCCTGCAACCGAGTTGCAAGCTATTGGTAGAAGTCACCGATCCGGTCAAGACAATGATGTCTATGTTAAGAAATTGGTATACAGAGGAGATGATAAGTTTCCTAGCGTAGAAGAATCTATAATGTCTTTACAAGGACATAAATCGGTAATCTGTTCGGAAGTATTAAATGACAAGCGCCTCGAAACACAAGTTCCTGTAAAAAATGCGTCAGCAAAAATTTCAATTTCTGACATCAGGAATATTTTCCATGTATAATATAAAATGTACTCTAAAACGTTCGGAAGCCGAGCTGAAGTTTTCCATGGAACCGCTGAAAAAACGACAGGTGGTCTTATGAAGAAGGATCTCATGATTGGTAACGATGGTCGCATTAAGAGCAAGGCGGCACACGACGCCGCTCTCCAGCGCATGAAGTCTGAAGGTAAGAAGGCGATGGTCAAGGTATTCAAGCCGAAGAAGGGTAAGTTCTCCCTTCAGCCGAAGACGGGTACAAAGGCTTACGAAAAGAAGATGAAGAAGATGGATTAAATCTAAACATACCTTAAATTCGTTATCTTTAGATTCATAAAAATATCATCTTATTATAAATGACTCTCGAAAAGTGGGACGAGTCTGTGCGACTAGCCAAGATAAAACTTGGAAAAAATCCACAAGCATATACGAGAATACAGGGTAAATTGTTAAAAGAGGCGCAGACCATTTATCATATTTTATTACTGAACGACAAACTGAAACCCCTTTAGTCTTTCTGGTTCGAAAATCATAAGTTGATATAACTTCCATGTAATTCCAAATTTACGATTCAGAAAATAGACACTCGCCATTTCGACAATAGCTCTTCCCGAATTACGTGCATACAGACCATTTACTATTTCGTCTTTTAATCTATTTTTATCGGCGTCAAAAACATGCGCCTTAATGTTTTCGTTAATGTCAATGTCAACTTTTACACGAAACTTCGGAGGATGTCCAGGACTTTCCTTAATATTAGAGTTAAACATGGGCTTAAGCTCCTCGTAGGTCATTTTAGTATCAAAAATCTTTTCACTTTGTTCGGCAACTGCGTGAATAACTTTGTCTTCAATTTGCTTGAGTGTATCATAAAACCTTTTTACGTAGTTGTTTTCTTCATCATAACCATTCATAGAAAAATCAAGATTCCATTTAACTGCACCAACTTCCGGCGTAAAACCAGAAACACCAAACGGTAGATACATTCTCGGGATTTGCATTCTCATAGGTTTATCATCGTTCGTGGAAATTACAATCTTTCTATTGTTGTATTCACTAATTTTAATATCATCGAGTGCCTCAGTGAACTTTGACATTGCTGAATATATAATTCGTTAAAACTTTAAGCTGAACACATAGCACATTCGGGTTCAAGGCTAAATTGAATTGGCCGAGCTTTTGCCTTACTACGTAAATAATACATTCCGGTTTTCAAACCCGATTTCCATGCATACATATGCATACTAGATAATTTTGAAAGAGTCGGACTTTCCATAAATAGATTCATAGATTGTGATTGATCAATAAAACGACCTCTATCCGCCGCCATATCGATAATACACTTTTGACTGATTTCCCACACGGTTTTGTATAGTTTCTTGATTTCGTCCGGAATATCAAGTATATTTTGAATAGATCCACCAGCCTTTACCATGAGATCTTTCATCTCCTTAGACCATAGACCGACACGCTTGAGATCATTGACAAGATGTTTGTTTACGATAACAAATTCTCCGGCGAGTGTGCGTCTCAAATAAATATTAGTTGTGTAAGGCTCAAAGCACTCGTTATTACCCAGAATCTGAGCCGTCGAAGCTGTCGGCATCGGAGCCATCAACAAACTGTTACGCAAACCCCTTGTCTTAATCTTTTCCTTAAGGGTGTCCCAGTCATAATGAAGCTTTGTTTCTCCATCCCACATATCAAATTGAAGAATACCTTGAGAAGCTGGAGATCCTTCGAATGTCTCATAAGAACCGTCTGTTTCTGCTAATTCGCAGCTCGCCTCAAGTGCGGCGTGATACATTGTTTCAAATATACGAGCATTGATTTCCCTCGCTTCATCAGATTCAAATGCAATTCTGTGTAAAATAAATACATCGGCGAGACCCTGTACACCCAAACCAATTGGTCTGTGGCGCATGTTTGATTTCTTTGCAGTTTCAACGGGGTAAAAATTTCTATCAATTACTTTGTTTAGATTTTTGGTGACAGTTTTGGTAACTTCGTGGAGCTTTTCATAGTCAAATGTACCAGTTTCTGGGTTCACGTACTTTGGAAGAGCGATAGATGCCAAATTACAAACAGCCGTTTCGTCCTTATCTGTAAATTCAATAATTTCAGTACAAAGATTGGAACTCTTAATCACACCTAGATTCTTTTGGTTTGACTTTTTGTTACATGCATCCTTGTAAAGCATATACGGCGTACCCGTTTCCGTTTGAGACTTCAAAATAGCTTTCCATACATCTGCGGCAGGGAGTGTTGCGTTTGCTAGCCCTTCTTCTTCATACTTTGTGTACAAAGCTTCGAATTCTTCTCCCACTACATCTGAAAGTCCGCGAGCCTTATCTGGGCAGAAAAGTGACCAATTCCCACCTTCGGCAACTCTCTTCATGAAAAGATCGGGAATCCACAAAGCAGAGAAGAGATCTCTGCATCTGGCTTCCTCATCACCCTGGTTAAGACGCAGCTCAAGGAACTCCATGATATCAGCATGCCATGGCTCGAGATATACTGCAATAGAACCCTTTCTGCGACCAGCTTGATTCACATAGCGAGCAGTCGAATTAAATACACGCAGCATAGGAATAATACCATCTGATTGACCATTTGTGCCTCTAATACGAGACTTGTTAGATCTCACATCATGGATATGCATACCAATACCACCAGCCCATTTAGAAATTTGCGCACATTCAGTAAGCGTACCATAAATTCCATTAATAGAATCTTCTTTGTTTGCAATTAAGAAGCAACTGGACATTTGTGGTCTGGGTGTTCCTGCATTAAATAATGTGGGTGTTGCGTGAATGAACAAACCCCTGGACATTTTTTCGTATGTTTCCAGAATAGAAGGGATATCGTCGCCATGGATACCAATAGCCACTCTCATAAACATATATTGAGGTGTTTCCATCAGTATACCATCAATTCTTTGCAGGTATGATTTTTCAAGAGTCTTAAGACCGAAATATCCAAATTCATAGTCTTGCTTCGTTACAATGTCGTCCTTAACACGACCCGCAATCCTAGAAACTTCTTCGGTTACGATACCAGCTTTGAACAACTTCTTCATAGAGATATGAAAGTTATTTGGGCAAATTTTTTGAATATTACTCGCCACGATGCGAGTTGCGAGGACTTCGTAATCTGGATCTGACGTAATCATACCGATGCAGATTTCTGCGGAAAGAGTATCTATTTCTTGTGTAGTTATTCCGTCGTATAATGACGAAAAAACCTGCTGTGAAACTTTCGAAGAATCAATATTTTCCGAAAGTTCATATGTCAATGCTTTGATCCTGTTGGTGACCTTATCGAAACGCATGTCTTCAACATGACCGGAACGCTTAGTTACTCTCATCCTTCACTATAAGTAATTAACATGAAATATTTTTAAACCATTTACTTCAAAAGGCTGTTTATTTGTTCACTCCTGACCGTAGCCGGACCAAGTGTTTCAAACTTGCGGTCGGCTTGGAGGAGATATGTGTTCACGTTGTATAAACCATGTTCACCAGCCTTGGATACAGGAGGATAAGATCCGATCATTGTCGTCGGCGGGCGCTTTTCTTTGTTGGTCGATTTTTCGGCGTATACCGTTTCGAAGTCAGCGGCGTTTAACATTTAGTATTTACAGATAGTTTTTTTTTCGGAGGTTATACTAAATGAGTGACAGTCTCCACCTCAATTCTATCAAGCAATGTCAAACTCCCCTGAACACCTTGTTCTTTTCCGAATTCAACACCAACCTGATTCAGCGTGCGATTCGTCAACAATTCAAAAATGAAACGGGTATATCTATCGATTATCAAAATAAAGACGACATCTTCGCCATCATGCGGGTTGTTTTTATCAACAACGCTTCCGAACATTACAAAAATGTGAACGCGCAAGTCAAGTTCATGAACGAAATGGTCATGAAGACTGCTCTTTCGCAAATTAAAACGGGTGTGTCCCAATATGTTTCTTATGTTCGCGATATAGACACCCTGAGTATGCCGATTGACCGCCCGGTTAATACCAGTACTTTTGGTAACAAATTGGACTCGGCTATTGGTAAGATTGGTATTAATTAAAGTTTTGGAGATATGCTAATGTAAGATGACGACCTTGAATTATTACAAGACAGAAACGGAGAAAGTGTGCCGCTCTAAGGGATGGGATAAAGCTGCGGTGGATACCGTATGGCTTCTCCTTACAGAAGAGGTCGGCGAACTCGCATCCGCTATTCGACAATACAAAAAAACTTTTAAAAAGACGGGTCTAAAAAAGGAAAGAGGTACAGACGTCATGATGGAGATGGGTGACGTATTCAGTTATTTATTTCAATTAGCTCACATGCTCGATGTAGATCTAGATACTATGTGGTCTGAGCATATAAATAAAGTTTCTCAGAAGAAATATAATCTAAATTATAAGTAAATGAGTTCATTTATGCTTGATGACAAAAACACGATAAATGACATAAATCCTTATGTCACACGTGATTTCTCTTTACCTGGTTCTTTAAGAAAGTCTTCTGATTTTGCAGACTTTGTCGATGAATACGGAAGGCAAGAAAAGGACTCGTTTGGTGGAAACACGAGTCCTATATGTGATTACGGTATTACAGCGGGTGATAGAACGGGTGATTTGTGCATGGGTGGTTGTAAGGGTGTACCCAAGGACAAGATCCTTCATCCTAAAAGAAATATCGATAAAGGCGAAACTGCTTTACCCAAGAAGGTTAATGTATCTCAAATGTATGAAAATGCTGTCATTTACAAGTATACTAACATGTATGTTGTAGTTTTAGGACTTATATTAGCTCTGATTCTATTAACTTTAACACGTTAAAAAGTTTTTCAAGACGTCTGCAACTGATACACGATTCAATCGCATCAGGCAATGTATCTTTACACATTCTTTTCATTAATTCACGTTGCCACTCTGATTTCACATTGAAATACGGTGGTTCAAAGCTTGGATCTATAATTTTAAGAGAATGAACTGTACGCATGAGTTGTTTATTTGATGGACTGCCCATGTTTATATTTTCTACAATCAAGCAACACAAACGTTGGTAAATTTCTGTACTTTTTGCCACCATGGAGTTTAAAAAGTTTTCGTATGGAAGATTTCGGTTATTTGACGTAAGTTCTACCCAGTCACACAATGGAACGGTACAGAAATTATCCACAAACGTCTCATATTCTCTCTTTTCCGGAACATATCGCACGTATTCAATTTGCACGAAATCATAGTTATCTTCGACGTCGTTTATGTACTTCGCAGAGCTAAAAATGGATGTCACCATATGTTTTAAATGTGATTGATTTCTCTAATTGACTACCTAAGTTAGACCCATTTGTTGTTAAAGATAAGTTAAAAAAAGACCCACATTACGTCCATGAAATATTCGTCTATAGCGAACAATACATTCTCTTATTTACTCACAATTAATGAATTTCGCAACGGTATTGAGGAAAGTCTTAGACCATCATGGATAAAGATTACAACTATCACAATGATCTCTAGTTTTTCTAGAACGATTGACGTACAAAAGTTGAGAAGTGTTTTTGATGATGGTAAAGTCATTAAAGTTGTGAAGGAAAATGGTAACAGAGACCGTTTTTTTGAATGGAAACTTAAACCAACTTCTTTCTATAATCAAGTTACTTTGTCTTACAATGATGTATATAGTACAAAGTCTATAAAGGTATTCCCCAATGGGAGTATTCAAGTTGCTGGATGTTCGGATTTGTATGACTGCAAAAGAATTATCAAGCAATTGAGTTACATTTTCAAAAAGTATCTTGGTTTTGACGAAGAAATACCCGTGGATTCTTTCAGGGTTGTTATGATAAACTCAAACTTTAGTTTGAACTACAATCTCAACCTTATGCGCGTGACTTCACACTTTGAATCTGCAGGTGATGTTTTCAAGGTTTCTTTTGAACCGGACAGATATTCGGCTGTCAAAATCAAATTTAAACCTGCAGATGATATGAAAGAGATCACAACAAGTATTTTCAGCACAGGTAAAATTATTATCACAGGAGCCGAAACTTTAAAAGAGATTGTTTTTGCATATAACATCATAAATCAACACATCAACGAAGATTTGGCCATTCGTGTCTCACCAACTACAGAAACGGATGTGTTCAATGTTTTCCTTGGGTATAAGTCAGATGACTTTGTTGAATATGTAAAGGGTCTTGGATATAATTCTTGGACAAAAACAATCACTAATAGAAAAATTAATTTCTGATCTAATATTAAACAAAATGTCTCAGAGACTTGGTATGGCCGACGGTCGCTGCTTCACTCTCAGCTCGTCCTCTCAGCTTTTAAACAACTACATTATGTACAATCAGGGAATCAAGTTGGAAGATAACTACTCTTACCGCCAACTTCTTCAAAAGACTGGCCCGGAACTTATTGAACAGTTACAATCTACACAAGATCGAGGAGCTCCGTGCAACGTGTGCGACAAGCCTCTTATCGATACAAGAAACATTTACTAAACACGCAAAATTCCCAAAAAAAGATTAGTTATATAATCTATAATGTCAACATGTTCCATATGTCTCAATGAAGTGAGACAGACTAGGAACAATCCACCGATAAGGTGTGGTCATGTTTTCCATTCATCATGCCTAGATGAATGGAAAAGCAAGGGTCATAATACATGTCCATTATGTAGAAAGATTTTTGACGCCTCTAATTTTAATATAATTGTAACTATACAAAATAATTATGAAGCGACGTCGAATACATTGTCAATGACAAACGAAGATGATATTTTCAACATAATAGATATGTTTGATATTAACTTTAACGTAAATGATACAGAAGACTTAAATAGTATACTATCCGACCTTCGGATGAGTCTTTCCGACTTTGATCCCTCTATCCTTAACACAGAATGAACTACAGTATTTTTCGTAGTTCAAGCCCGGATAGTTTCTAGACGCCTTACGTGGATCGTGTATAACCTTACCTTTCGCATCAGTGAGAAGTGGACCGGTGGCCCAGCCCCGCTTGTGACTGAAAATATTAGCCTTGAATATTATTCGCTTTCCGACTTGAAATTTTCCCGCATTTTTAACTCTAGACTCGGGAACCTTGAAAAACTTTGCAACCAATTTTATAGTATCTCTGGGTTTTATCCTATACTCAACAACCCCGTGTTGAACATAAAAGTGAAAGTCTCCTTGTCTTATGTAATTTGTTGGTCTACCAGGCGAGACAAACATCATTACTTTATAGTAACCCTTTTTACATTTCTCATTTGCCTTGGCCAAATATACCTTTTTGGGATTATCAGATATAACTCGTTTTGGTAGACCTTTGCAATGTGTATAACTATGCCCTCGGTTGGAAAGACCAGAGCGGTCACCAGGGATTGACTTTTGCCATCTATAAGCTTCATAATCCCCTACCGCATAAGCATAACAGTTATTATTGTTAATACCAGTAGACGTACCCCAGCGCATGTTAGTAAATTTTCTTTCAGAGCCACTCAGGGGTAAAGGCATTCTTATAGTATCCCGAGAAAAAATATTTCTATATACTAAAAATGCTCAGAGACGTTGTCAAGTCTAGAAACACTTCCGACATGTTGACAGAAATTCTTTTGTTTGTTCTGTCGATCTTGATTTCCACTTTTGTCCTTCGATACTTGTGGAACCGCTCGCTTGTCAAGCACGTTACGGTTTTGAAGCCGATTAACTCCATGCTCGATGCGTTCATCTTGTCTCTTTCTATCTCTGTTATCCGTCAGTGTGGATGTTAGACTTCCTTGTAACCAACATTCTTTTCTCCATCTGGAGAAACTAGTGTCGGGTATGCCTTGACGTCCTTTTCACATTCACCCTTAGAACAGTCCATGAAAACATGAGGAATTTTCTTTTCTTTCATGTAATCTATCTGTTTACGAGTCCATCCACAACCCATGGTCCCATAAACAGTCCACTCTTTGCCGGTCTTCGCAACCTTTTTAGATTTGTTGCCGGAACCGGTCTTGAGTAATATCATGATATCGATAATCAACAAAAGAATAATTTGCCACATTTTTATACTATATATTTACATTTTTTTTATTTGAGGTCTCTTTGGTGGGGCTTTCTTTTTAGCAGCCTCTTTTTCGAGGATAGCTTTGGCACGGCTAATAGCACTACCGGTACCCAATTTTTTAGGTGCTTGCGACACCACAGTCTTTTTAATAGGGATCGCAGGCTTCTTTGGTAAAATTTTTCGAATAACATTATCAACTTTTTTCTTTGGTTGAAGGAATGAGTGCTTCAAGATATCGTTATATGTAGGGAGACCCGTGTGTTCCACAACACGGAGACGTCCCAAATTAACCACATTCGATTTTTTCACAAGATATTTATTTGGAAATAAATCTCTTACAAATTTTTTTACTTGACGTTTATTTGTAGCGCGACGAATGATGTTGAGAATGTAATGCGCATCATACATGTAATGTGATCTTGTGTAAATACCATTATTTTTGTAATCACCGCTGGTGACATTCGGGTTTCTAATACCTTCAATCGTCGAAAGACCAAAATCAATGATAGTTGGTTTGTTACCTTCCGTCACAATGATATTGTTCCAGTGAAGATCATGATGTCTAAACTTTGGATACTTTTCATGAATTCTCTTCAAGTTCCTGACAAGTTGTGAAATTAGAGAGCGATAAGCTTCGTCTGTTTGCGGCTTCTTCATCCACTGTTGAAGAGTTTCACCTTTAACATATTCAAAATAAAGAACATCATTGGGACCACAGTTCTTAAAGTGATACACACGCGGTACACCCATACCCTTCAACTTTTCCGCAATACGAAATTCCATCTTAGCAGTGGGTTCAACAGTAACTTTCATAGCAATTTTTGTCTTACATTTATCTTCGAGGCATCCATAAAACACGGCGCCATAGACTCCCTCACCAATCTTTCTGAGGTTCTTGCCCTTTTCTATACGAAGATCTACGTTTGAAAAAAGTTCACTCGGGTCACAGGCCTTCTTCCCGCGCAATAATTTCTTTACCTGTTCGCCGACTGCGTTCTTCTGAGCGTTGGTCTTGGCATTGTTGGCAATATGGACAAGATCCGCAAGCTTCGCCATACTTATTATAAAATAAGAAAAGTTTCTCCGTGTTGCGTTATCATCTCTTCCTCTAAATCATCTTCTTTGATGTAACCTTTGAGCAAGTCTAAAATTTCTAAGTTTTTCGTGGCCATAGCGCCAATCATAGTTGGGTGTGCGTAAAGACTAACCACTTCTTCATACTTGTCTTGTTTGAAAGCAGTTTTGCAGGTGTTCAAAAATACCTTGAACATATCGACGGCAACTTCGTGATCGTGGTGTGACGCCATCCAATAGGTAATGTAATTTTCCCATACGATGCTAGATTGTTCTAACATGTCATTCACATCTTGTACAATTTCGTGTTCGTTGGCTCTAAGAGCCTCAAGGTCACCGCGTTGAATAGCTTTGGAGATATTCATTTTAGAAGTTATTTTTTGTGAAATTCATATACCACTTAGGTAATAAACTTTTCGTCATACCATTTATTAATCGGATCATTTTCGTCTTCCGGTAGGTTCTTATAAACTTCTGATTCATCTAAATGACAAATTAAATGATCGAGTATTTTTATGTTTTTACTTTTTAAAGCACCACATAGTGCTGGATATGCCATTTTTCGCATGACTTCGTACCAATGGTAATGTGATTCGTTTCTACACACCCATCTAAAAATTTCAAACATACGAAGACCTATCACACACTCTGGATATTTTGTTAAGTGGTATATTAGATACATGTCTTCTCCGTAATCTGGACTAGATTCGGTTCGCATCTCATAATCTATGTACATAGCTAATTCCTTTTCACTCTCACGAAGACCTCTGATATCACCCTCTTCTATAATTTTTAGTAATCTATTGTAATCCATCTTCATACAGAATATCACTTTATAAATATAACTTAGGTATTTTCTAAGCATCGAAATTAAGTTAAATAAAGCAAATATTTTAAGATATTTTATAATGTACAATTTTTTGTTATCTACTGTCGGTAATCCTGGTCCATTAATCGTCGAGAACAATAAAAAGATATTTATTGAACCATGCATGACGATTTCTTCTTCGAATGTAATGAATATGATTTTAAAAATTAAAGACATCAGCTTTACCAAAATAGAACAAACTACAGATAGATCATTTTTAATCATATAAAAGAAAAATTGTATCTAAAATTAAATGTACACGTACAAGTCATTAGATGGTATTCAAATTAAAGTTGGTCAGAATGCCAAAGAGAATGACGACTTAACATTTTCCAGCTACCCCAACGAGTGGTGGATGCATATTGATGGTGGTCCTGGATCACATGTAGTCATTTGTTACGAAGAAAACACAATTCCAAAAGAAACTAAAAGAGATGCCGCTTTACTCGCAGTGCATCACAGCAAACCTTCACACATGAAAATGATGCGTGTAAATCTTGTTAGAACTGAGCAAGTATTAAAACATGAAAGATTAAAAAACCATGGTCAGGTATATCTTGATGGAGAAGTCATGCAACTTACAATTTTTCCAAACAAAGAAAAAGAAAGACTTGATAGACTATTAAAAAATAGACGCAACACATGAGTATGGATAAAGTAACAAATAGAGTAAAGGTATTAAACGACCACGTAAACCCAAAAGAATTTACACTCGATGAAATAGCTAAACATAATAACGAACAAGACTGTTGGGTTATTATAAGAGATATTGTGTACGACCTCACAAAGTTTTTACCAGATCACCCGGGTGGGAAGAAGGCAATTATGTTATTTGCCGGAAAAGATGCAACCGAAGAATTTGATATGCTCCACCCACCCAATGTTTTAAAAAAGTATCTTACACCCGAAGTTGTTTTAGGGCCGGTTAAAAAATAGAGTTGTTAATGTACTAAGATGAATCTTTATAGAAAAGAACTAATATCGAACCATATCAACCTTGCGTATAAAATTTCAAACAATGTATATTATAAAACATTTCCAAAGTATCGTGGTATACATTCACGAAAGGATATGAATAGTATAGGATTCCATGCACTTGTTCATGCAACCAAAAGATTCAAACCGGAGCTTGGATTTAAGTTCACAACGTATGCGTATCCGTGTATTTATTGGTCGTGCAGAAATTATATGAGTAGAACACCTATATACGAAGAACTCCAATGTTATGAGATACCTTCGTATATAGAAAAAGAAAACATTCTCTATGGGCTAGACGAAACCTCGCAATATATACTCGAAAACTATTACGGCAAACATTGGCGATAGAATTGGGGGTGAGTGTAAACACAGTAACCAACCGTCGTAACAAAGCCTTAAAGTTTTTAGGCGATGATAATATAAATGGAACACCAGGATTGGAATTCGGTTATAATTCATGGGAAGGGAACGTTGGGTAAGAGAACAACTGTCAATGTCCCCCATAGAGAAGTAACAAAGGAACAAAAGCTGGATAGTACAGAATTGGGAACGCATGAAAAGGTAAGCATTTCCCTTGCCAAAACAATTCAACAGGCTCGGATTGGTAAGGGTTTCAAAACACAAAAGGATCTTGCCGTCGCCATTGGCGTTCCGGCAAATGTCATCAATTCATATGAATCTGGAAAGGCCATTCCAGACAATCAAATTCTTCAGAAGCTGCGGAGAATTTTGGGTGTCAAGCTGAAATAATCGTCTTAGACTGCGACATCTCTCGATATACACACGAGTACAATTGGAATTAAAGTTACGATTGCAATTATACTCACTGTTACAAACATAAAGATACTATGATTATATAACATAAAAATGTCTCTCAAGAAGGCTGATGAAGCACTTTCCCGTGAAACCCCCGAGGCTATGCAGAAGCGTATGTTTGAAGCCAAGCTTGCTGCGATGGAAAAGGCTATGAAGGGTGAAAAGGTTCGTTACAAGTCCAAACGAGACCCTGAGAGATTCTTAGATTTCTTGGAGTATCGATTGACGATTTGGGAACAAGTCAAGGATGAGAAGTTCTATGCGAAGCGAATGTATGAAAAGACGAATGAGGTCATCCAAGGTCTCACTGTAGCGTAGAGTAGTGACCAGCAATGTAATAAACATCTTCAAAACCTAATTCAATAAGTTTCTCTGCCGCAAATCTGGCCCGTTGCCCAGTATTGCAGTAAACGAGTAGTCCCTTCTTTGGAAGTTCTGTGGTAGTCTTCTTGTTAATCTTATTCACCGGAATGTGGAGAGCACCCCGATAGTGGCCAGCTCTGTATTCTGCCATTGTGCGAACATCGATGACCTTCTTTATTTTTCCTGAACGAATCATCGCCTTAGCCTTATCGGCACTCACGAGGTTTACCCCCAAAAATGTGTAAGTCGCAGCAGCCGCGAGAGTTCCGACAATCAGGGCTGGAAACATTTATTATAAGCTCACATTTTACTTCCTGCCCAATTCATAATTTGTGTGAGTGACCAAGAACTATTGATACCCTTTGGGACTTTAAGTTTCATCACAGTTCTTTTAACTTTTTCAACATCTTTAGGAACTTGAGCCACATGATTCAATCTAAATCTTTGACCATTTGTATTCGTAATTCTAAGAAAGTATCGAAAGTTCGTCACAAAGTATTTCCATTTGAGTGAAGTTCTATTTGATGGTGGAGTATATTTATGTAGAAGTCCCCACACAACCTTCTTCA